TTTGCTGTTGTTAAGTAGTAATATCCTTCTGACTCTACAACATTATTTGTGGTTGGGGTAGCAGTATCTTCTTCATTTAATGCCGCAGAAGCAGCAATAGTAACTACACCATTGGCCGATGCCCCAGTAGAATTACCACAGGTGACAGTGCCATCATCAGTGTCAGCAAGTGCCTTCATGACAATAGTATGAATCTTCTGTATCGTTACTTTATATGGGAAGTAAATCTTTGTTGTGGTTTGTTCACCAGTTTCAAAAGACATACTAAAGTCACGAACACCACGCAGCAACAGATCAGATGTAAGAGCAACAGTCCCTGTAGTATTCGGGAAAGTAATTGTTCTATTATCTGTTAGAGCCACATTAGTTAATGTCATTGTTTTATCAGCAGCACCAGCGGTGGGCTGAACTTTGATCTTTCCAGTGGTTGAATCATTATCAACTGTGAAAGACTCATTTGTGGTTCCCTCAATATCTGGAGTTGTAACTGCGCTAGCAACATATGTTCTAACAGCCTTTTCTGTCGGAACGGCTGTATCAGAGTTACCAGCCAGCGTTCCATCTGTACTAAATTCATTAATAGTCGCACCAGATGCACCAGTCATTTCCTGCGCTTGGATACGATTTACACGAAGTTTTAAACCCATTTAAATCACCTTATTCTTTACTTACAATACCGTCATATCCGAAATATGCTGTAGATACTGACGTGTTCTTAACGCGATAATAAACACTATTTGTACAATGGAAGAAAAATCCACTCCATCCACCAGATGAGTTTGTGTCGATTTTAATTTCATTTGTTCCATCGTATTTATATAGTTCTGCTGCTGTTCCAGTAGGAACATTAACATTATGGATGATCCATTCTACACCAGAGGCTGGTTGCATGGCAAGATACGAACCACTAGCCGTAGAGGTCACAGCAGTTACAGTATCACCAACTGCCATTTTAACTCACCACTTCTTTCCACACAGTAATAAAAGTGTCACCATTAATTACGTTAATGGCAGAGAATCCTTGACCACAAAGCATTGTTCCAGCAGTATCAGTATCAAAGACCGCGCTGTTTGTAATCGTCAGAGGGCCAGTAATGTTAAAGGTTGCTGTCTGAACAGAAGTGTCATTTGTCACTGTGGTTGTTTCAAGCGTATTAATAGATTGCACGCGCATTGCTTCACTGGCAAGAGTTGTTGCTGTTGCACCGGGCGCCGCACCTGTTCCTATTGCCACGTAATCATATTTATTGTTAATAAGCGTGGCAATATCAGTTAAGCCGACATTCATCATTGTCATTTAAATCACCTTACAGTTCTCTGGTTAAATTTTTGAGCCCCAACCAGTAAAGGGCTTTTTCGATTAGCGTGGCATCAGAATAGGGTTTTACAACTTGTAAAACTTTACCATCCCTCATATGCACAATCGTTAATGTTCTTTTCACTTTGGTATTTTCTTTCATCATGATTTCCCCAATGTTTGATATGTAATAGATGGATTTACAGAACATTGATTATTTGCGGCTGATGGAGTTTTTACATAGATTATGTTCTTACCAGTTTTGAGATAACTTTGTATATCCAGCGGTGACGTTGTTCCGGGAGTGAATGCGATATCAGCACTAGAGTTTACTTTAATATATAACGAAGTTGCTGGTGTGTTAGAACCAGCAGTTTTATTGTAGGTTGTTGCTACAGTGTGTGCATGTCTTGTAGTTCTTCCAGCCGATAGTGTATATCTATATAATCTTAATATACTGCCATCTCCGCTACCAACCTCTATTCTTATTCTCATTCTTACGAGATTGGAAGAATTTTCTTGAGTTTCCCATCCAGAAAATAATCCAGTCAGAGTTATATGATTCGTAATGGCAGTATTATGTAGATGTAAATCTAATGTTGCTACAATCTGCCATGACCCACTTCCGTTTCTTACTTCGAGATATACAGAACTGTTTGTTATATCTGTAGAGTTCACAATATTTAAAACGGCTACTGCCAACCCAAATTGGTAACCGTTCATATAAGAGCCGCCGTTACTACAACAATTCATACCAGTTGAATCTGGAAAATAATGTGTACCAACTGATAATAGCGAACTCGTATCAGCCGTGGTTGAAGCAATAACCTGTGACGTTTCTGACAATACTGCTGTACTAGCAGCAACATCAGCCGACTTAATAAAACTACCAATTGTTGCATCCAACTTTGCGTTTGAAATCATATTGATATCTTTAACGTCAAATACATACTCTGTATATGATGCTCCATTGGCTGCAACATTGGTATTTCCACCAGACCAAGAGGCATCGGAGCCAGAGACTGTCTCACCACTCACTTCTGTTATAGAACTACCAAGCGTGTCAAGAATAGAAGTTGTAAGAGCCCCCGTTGTGATTATAGTTTTATCAAATGTCGTAACTTTCTTTATCACAATGTAATTTGTCCCATCAAGATTAATATAATCAGCAACGTCACAGACAGCCGTGTCTTCAAGTGTTACAGTATATTGAACATTTGTGTATTGAACATCTGAAAGAATTTTTGCAGCCAGTGTATCACACTCGGCTGACGTCGCGGCAGATGGATATTCAAATACTCTTATAAGATTACCAGAACCAGCATCTCCAGTTATAGATGCGTTCTTACCAATTACGATAACACGATTGCATCCACGGCGTGTTGAGTCTCTGATCTCTTGTTTGTCTATATACGCAATTGGGGTTGCTGTTCTATCGACATTGTACTCGCCAAAGTAAACAATCTTATTTACAGAATCAAACCAAAGTTTATACCCCAAATTATCTATAATAACTTTCTTCAAAAATGATAATGCATTTGTATAATAACAACCAATTGTTAAAGATGTAGAAGCACCAGAACCACTATATGAAACACTCCACGCATCACCACCCGTGTAACCATAGGCTGCGTTAACCTGACTAATAGCCCACGCGATGAGGTTGGCTGCTGTGTCTGATTTTACAAAAGAAACCTGTCCAGTAGTCCCTGTTAATATAACATACTGCATCTCTATTGCTTTTTCTCTAATGATAGTTTTGTATGTTACATTATAGTTATCATTTTGTTCAACACCTGTTTGATATCCAGTAAAAACAGTAGATGGGGTTGAATCGGAAACAACTAATGTTGAATTATCGCTGTATTTGCCATATGTTAATATCTGGCACTCATCGATCTCATTTGTTGACTCTGATACTTCCATATCAAGAACGTCTGCTGGTGTGGTTCCATTAGTAACTGTATAACTAACCATTATGTCCACCGCTTAAACTTTGTTCCGGTTGTATCTTGTATGAGTGTTATAGAATAATCCCATCTGTTCAAATATCCACCCTTGCGTGATAGTTTAATTTTATCAACAATGAGATAATATTTTCCAGAACTTATGACAATCTCTGGATATGTTGAGGTGGTACAATCGAGAATTGTGTCACCATCCCATGCTTTTAATTTAGCATAATCTGTAGCAGATAAAATAGTTCCTGTGGCTGTGATGGTTTTCTCAAATCCAAAACGAATATAGAAAGGAATACCAGTTCCTGTCCCAACTTTCATTTTAGAAGAGGATGTATCTTCTGATATAGAAGAAAAATCTAATGTGATTGAAGATGTTGCATCACCCTTCTTTTGTAAGACTACAGACATTATATCAACTCCAATCCAATCTTCTTGATTTTTTGTCACGCATTACGGCCAGAATTTCTTCAGCATCCTTACTCCCAACAGACTTATTAAAGTTGTTTATCTGGACATACTGATGCGACCCAGTGTCGTATTGATAATCAGAGTTTCCACCACCAAATGTCGTGTTAGCAAGGTCTTTTAATTTCCACAATGTGTTTGTGAATGTTGCAAACGGATTCTCTAGTTTTATAAGACCACCACTTAATTCTGTAATCATTGATGAGATAACATCAAACACAGAGCGTGGGATATATAATAGTAATTCCCATAATTTAACAAATGACGAATATATAACATTAAATACATCAAGAAGTATATTACCAGATTTTCCAAAATCTTCCATAGAAGAACTTATTGCCCATATAACAGAACCAACCATGATTAATACCGCTATGAGTCCGGCGAAATAAAATGAACCAAGCGCGAGTAATAATAACTGTATTGCTGCAAGAACTGGCATCAAGAACTGACATGCTATAATTAATAATAATACTTTATCAAGTAGTCCTTTTTCCCCAAGCCAGTTAACAAGATCAGCAATCTTTTGTGCAGCATTTGTTAAACTTTCTATAAATCCCTCTTTTGTTATTGCATCAACAATACCCAATATGGCTTTTATAAATTCTTCTGATGTTAATTTTTGGACTACAAGTGCAATAGCATTTGCTATTTTATTAGCAGTATCTGGATCTGCAAAAACTTTATCAGCAATTAGAACTAATATACTACTTAATCCAGCCAATGCCCCCTGTGCTTTAAGTGAGTCTTCGACAAGTTTATCAAAATTAAGTCCTTCCATCAAGTTTGTTCCACCAAGGGCATCGGACAGAACAAGATTCTTAATCATGCCTTCTGTGTCAGCAAGTCCGGTAATGGCCTGCATACCAAGACCCTGTAATGAACTCATCAGAGCCTGTGATGAGAATGACACACCAAGCATACCCATCTGAAGCAAAAAAGTTTGTTTTGTTAAATTTTTCATCCCATTTCCAAACTTTGTAAAAAGACTTATTTGTTTTTGCTCCTGCTTCTGTCTCTTAACTGCTGTTGTATAAGTCTTATGTGATATATTAGAGGCCATAGCCATTGAACGTGGCCTTGCGCCTCTTGCTAAACTCCACGGAGAACGTGTTGGTTTTGAAGTTCTGCCTGTTGCTAAATCATCTGATTCGGCAGCATTAAAATTTCTTGATCCAGCACCACCAGTTAAATCTCCGCTCTCTCCACCAGTTGGTCTTAAAGAATGTGGCCACTTTGAAGATATATCAGAACCAATATCAGCAACCCTACCACCATTATATGCAGAAATAACGCTAGATGGAATCTCTGGAACACCCCCAAACATAGAACGTACTATTGCTAAATCCTGCTGACGCTGATTTCTCGTAGACAGGGTTTCAGCCTCTGCCTTCTTTGATACCGCACGACCTTTACTAAATGATGAACTCACATATGCTGTCTTATAACTAGCAGCAAGACGTTCCTGAGCCGCTGCCATTTTATTAACAGCCACTGTGGATTCTCTGACCTCAACTCTGAATGTCTTTAATCCCGTTGCTGCGTTTGTGGAAGTGCTTTTAAGGGTGGCAATACCTTTATATACAGATTCTATTTTTTTAATAAGATTATCCAGTGTAATACGCGCATTTGCTGTTTCAACAGTTATAACGTATTTATCTTCAGTTGCCATTTTAACGCCCCTTCATTTTACGTTGCATCTCTTGATGTTTTTTCTGTTCTTCTTTCTTTAGAATGCCAACAACCATCAGATCAAACATTAATCTTTCTTGCCAGTCTTCTTTATCTTCCCATCCAAAGAAAGAGGAAGGGCGTTGCCCGGTAATCTCTGACAGACTACCAAGCATTACACACATCTCATTGGGAAACGATCTGAAAGTAGTCTTCGCTTACCTCTATTAGCGACATCATAGCGGTAAAAATTGCGAACTGGTCTTCACCAGTGACTTCATCAACCTTATAATCATTAATAATTTCTTTACCTTCTGGTGTAAATGAAATTAAAATTTTTGGAAGAACCTTTTCAGACCACTCAATGAATCCCTCACCAAGAGCCTCGCGCTGTGCTGGTGACATTGCTTCTCCATCTGAACCACCAGACATATACTTGGTGATAATACCAAAGTGAATAGCCCCAATTCTACCCATAGGCTTCCTTACACGGAAGACTCCAGTTTTTGTTTTAACATCAACATAAATAGACATATTTAACTCACCGTCAAGAACGCAGTTGGCGCTCCTGCTACACTATATTCAATAGATTTATCAAACTCACCAACATTTTCAGACTTGAATGACGATGCTGTGTATGTAATTGGTAATGAGAACACACAGCCTGCTGCTCCAGAGGGGCGTAAACAAGTAATTGTTAGCGTTCCATTTCCAAGAGCGTTAGTTGATGGCACAGCAGTTCCAGATGTCGTACCATACATTGCACGATTCAGTTCTGATAACTGCTCTTCTGTAATAGTTATAGTTCCACTAATATCTGTTACATCTGTTCGTGTGAGACGATATAACTTAAAATTACCAAGAACAAACTGGTCTTCATCAATTGCACGATCTACAGAAAGTGATACAGATTTTGAGTAGATTGTGGTTGCGCCCACAGTGAGGCTTGCGCCCCAAAACACCAGAGGGTCTTCTGTTGGATATGTGACTGCCGAATCATAAGTTCCATCGAGAACATCTGCTGCAATCCAATCATATTTGGCCTTTACATATTCTTTGGCCTCAAAGGTAAACTCACAAGATTTGACCCCAACCCCATAGAATAGACGTTCCTGTGTTACAGCGCCTGTCTTTTCCCCAATAGCGAAACATGCCGCAGTTGGCTCCTCAATATCATAGACACCAGCCGTAGCCGTTCCAAAACAAGCAGCCAGCAAAGGAGCCTGTGATGTTGGTCTGAAGTTTGTATCTATAGAGCCACTAATCTTGAGAGCACCACCAAGAATCTGATTGGTTGTGTAAGAATCGGTTGTATTCTCTTTCATTGCCCCACGATCAACTGTATAATCTACCGAATTAACCTTTATGGCTTCTGTAGACGCCGATGGCGCTCCACCACCAGAACCAAATGCTCCTGTCTCTGCTGTTGCTTTGATGTACGAAATTCCCATTGAAATCACTCCTTAAGTGCTTATTGTTTCTGTAAAACTAAATTTTAAAACAATTAAATATGCTGTTCCTTCTCTATCTATTTCTGGATTTATGAATTTAAAGTTTCTGGCTGTCCCGACAGCAGACGCTTCAACAGCCGTCATAATTAGTGGTATGGCGGCTGCGATAGAAACAATATTGTCAGAATACCAGTTTATTGCGTATGTTTGGTTAAAGAAATAAGACTGCGATGTTTCCACCTCTATTTCTAAATCTTCAATAGTTATAACAACTTCCTTTTCGCTTATTTTTTCTTGTGGTGATAGAGAAACCCTATAGCCAATGCTTCTTAAACCATTCATAACATTTTCAATAGTTGTTGTCATGATGACTCCCTGACTTTCTTCAAGCCATCCTGCAATTTCTTAATAATCTGTTCTCTGGAGTATTCTCTAAAACGTTTCCACATATTACGCATTGGAGATGGTGAGGTTCCGGGGTGCATACCAGTCTGAACTCTTGAATCCCATCTTGGATAATATTTACCAAAGGATGCTCGACTCCCCCTAAATAGAATAGATGTTAAGTTTGTAACAGGGCCACCAGAATCTCCACGTTGTTTAGCACCACGAGAAATTGGTTTAACATAGACAACAACACTGTTCTTTCCTTTGGTCTCTATGCCAAGTGCATTTGAAAGCAAATTGTCACATGACAAACCTTTACGTGCCCTGACACTAAATGTCTTTGCAACATCTCGTTTCCACTTTGCCTTTATGTTTTTCTTTGCTTTATTCATTTCTGATTTAGCAAGTGGATCTCTTAAAAAAGTGTCTAATTTTTTAATACGCTTCGAGAATTTTCCAGATTTGATCTGATTGATAGTTATTTTCATTTTAACCATCTGTAAATACACTATCTGTCACACCAATCGCCACTGTATATGCTTTGGCTTCCTTTGCTTTATCAACAGAGAGATCATCATTAATCTGGAAGTCTGACATTTGGCGCATAAATGCAAGTGCCATTCTACGAAGAGTTTGTAATTTAATATCGGTTGTGGTTGGCACAGTGCCTAGTTGCCTCTCTGCAAGGCTGGTGTAATTAGAATAAGAAAAATAAGCCCCAAGCCTTACAAGAGTTTCTTCTTCAAAAGAATCATTAGAGTAATCAACTCGTTTTATAGAATCCAGATAAACTTTCGCTGTTTTAAGATCAATATAAAGTTGTTCATCGGTAATGTAACTGGCGGGTACATCAGATAATACAGACTGAACCCTTAATATTAAAGATGCTAGATTAATCGCCATAATGTCTCCTTATCTAATCGGTAAACACCGAAAAAAAAAGATTGTTATTGCCTCAAGTATCAACGCCGGTTATTTTGCTGATGTATTTAGAAGTGGTTTGTCCATCGGCATAAGGCATCAGCACAGTCTTGAAGTAAGACGTAACGATATAACCATTACCAACACCAGCCTCACGGTACTCTTCCGCACCGGGAATTGCACTGCCATCGTGAGTGAAGTGAACACCCATGCGGGGCGTGTTAACAATCGCAAGAGCAGTTGTAGTTAACTGGCGGGTTGGGTAGAGACCAATGCTGAATTCTTTCCGAACCCATGAGCGTAAAGACTCCTGAACATCCCCAATCTGGAGAGGCTTTGAAGTGTGGCCAAAGAGCATTGCCGGATAGAACAGATTAATGTTATTAATCTCACTGTCGCTGATGGTCGTGTTATTGAGAATCTTACCGATAGCATTTGCGATATCAGTGGCGGGGTCTGCACCTGCGGCATCCCAATTTGCAGTTGCGGCAACATCGTTACCAGAGTATGCACCAGCAGAGAGGGCAGTCGAGATTTCAGTGTCTTTCTTCCATGCAAGACCCTGTGCAGCCGCATCCAGAGAAATCATCATCTGTGCGTTTGCAATCTCACGAGCCTTAACTTCATCATTGATGAACACAGGGATCTGATATTTCTTCAGGCTTCCACTGATCTCGAAGACGGGCATGTTCTTGATGTCTGCGCGGGAACCTTCACTGATTTCCTCCGCCTCAATATACCAAGACTCCGGAATAACAAACTTATAGTCAAGACCGGGCGTACCCTTCATAGGAATAGCATTCTTAAATGCCATCATCTCATCTGCTTTCTGATAAACGATCTCCTTGATGACGCTTGCGAGAGCAATGTCACCATCTGAAGAAGTTACACCAGATCCAAAATTACGTGTTTCGATAGTCATTTTAAATCACCTTATGCACTCGCTGTATATTTGCTCACAAGCATACGAACAAATGTTCCATCATTCTGTGCAACTGCTTCAAGCGCAATACCAACAACCTCACCAGCACCATCTTTCTTATCAACAGTACCTGCGGCAGTTGTTTCAAGTTCGTCACCAACAGCAATCTCCGCGTTGGTCGCAAGCAGAGGAACCTCAATTACATTGCCTTCAATAAGAGGCAACACGGCGCCTTTAACTGCGGCCTGTGCGACACCAAAGGCATCGTATGTAGTTCCCATTGTGTAACCGTCGGGCTTTTCACCAGCACCAGTTACATCCATCTCACCAAGAACATTGGTCTTGGAAACGAGCGTTCCTGCCTTTGTAACAGCAGTCTTGAGTGTATAAGATACACCGGGGCTCTGAACCCCTGCTAAAAATCCACCTGACATTTAAATCACCTTATAAATTCTTTAAATATTTAATATAATCTGAATCAATCTTTGATTCCTTTAACAACTTTGCAATCTGATCTTCCTTACTACCTTCTGTGACTGGTTTAGTCACAATAGTTTCTGGAGGAGTTGTCGTAGGAGTATTCTTAATCATAGTCTCTTTTAATGCACGAAGCATTGCGAAACGAGCCTCTAAATCAAGACCAGCGCCTATAGTGTCTACATCCTTTGCACCAAGGTTTTTAAGTTCTCCAGACACTGTATCAAGTTGTGCTTTTAACATACCCTCATACTTCTCTTTGTAAACATCTGGCTTTGGCGCTTCGGGAATAGTCACCACATTATTTGTAACAGGAGCCTGTGCTGGCACAACTGGTGCTACAATGGGTGCTGGCGGCACTGTTGCCGCTTCCTCAAACTTTGCAAGTTTGCGTTTAAGTTCTGCAATCTCTTTATCTCTGACATCTTCTGGTGCACTATACGATGTTCCGGTAATCGTTGAAGTCGTTGGAGCAAACATATAGGTTCCATCTGTGGATGTCATTGTGTAATTCGTATTTTCCATATTTTCTACACTTCCATTATCAAACATTCTTGGAGGCTCTTTCTTGAATTCTTCATAATGAGAAACAAGATGTTTATATACAGCCTTCTTGTCTGTTGTTGATATATCTGATTGATTTAAACGAGCCATAGCGTTGCTTACCGCGCTCCAGTTCACATTATGTGACTTTGGTTCATGATGTGGGAATTTTAAGTCCCCAAAAGACTCTGGAGGCATATTGGCTGAATAGGCATAGTGGCCAGCAATGTCTCTCTTCTCTTTTGAAGTTAAATCAGTCCAAGATTTGTCTGTAAACTCTCCAAGAGAGGGCTTTGACCATGCTTTATCAGATTTACCATAGTCCCAAACGTGGGAAGGTGTACTAAAGGCAACCATCTGTTTAGTAACAGTTGTGCCACTGATGGCTGGCTTACGAACAAAGGCAATACCAGTAATTTTTGCATTCACAATATTACCGCTGCTATCAACGTCCAGATCCAACTCTGGTGAAACAGAATTAAACTCTTCTTCTTTTATACGAGTGGCTTTGTCTTTATCAAAGATAAATCCCTCATAAAGAATTTCATCTGTTTCTGCGTCATAACCGAGTTTATACATATAACCACAAGACTCTCTATCGTCATGTGTCAAAAAGTTGGGAACAGAGGAACTAAAATTACTGAAAATAGTTTTACATAGGTCTCTTGTAAACGGAGTCTCAATGCCTTCTCTGCTTCGATATGTTCCCGGTCTAACAGTGACACCTGTTACTTTTAAGACAGACGAATTACGCCATTCAGTCGGTTCTGAAAAAGTAATCATGTTATCACCCAAAAAGATATAGAAAGGCTTAAATACCTTGTATTATATACTATGTTTTTGAGAGTATTTAAACTTGTTGTATTATCATTCTGGTTGTGACAATTCATCTTTACGGAGAGCATTCTGTGAAGCGTCTCTCGTGTGTTGACCCTTTGAATTTTCTGTTTCAGGATAGTTATCAGATGGTATTAAAGTATCTTCCTTCTCTGGCGAATCAGCCTTATTCAATTTGTTGCTGGTAACGATACTATCTCTATCATCGTCTGTGAGACTATCATATCCAACTTTCTTACGAAGTTCATTCTCTGTAAAGATAGGGACACCAGCCATAAGCACCATCTGGCGCATATTCTCCATATCTGATGCAGCAAGCGATAACTCAATCTTGAAGTCAAGTTCATGCACAGGGAATGACGAGTCTATGGCCAATAACCTGTCTCTCATCAACTTTAACAGCACTGGTTTAATCTTCAAAGCAAGTTGCACGACTTTACCAGAGACATTATTACTTATCATAACTTCAGACGCATAAGAACCAGCCCCTGTCCCATTGACAGATGATGGCGGGATACTTAAGGCAGTCCAGATATGATCTTCAATCTGTTTAATAAGTTCATTTGTTCCCATATTAACACTATCGCCACCAATGCGCTTAATGTCAATGGTATCTAATGAAACATAACCTTGATCTGGTGCTTGATTAGCAATTGCCCCAGTATATGTGTTTATAAATGTGTCTGCATCTGACTTTGCAGCCGCACGCTTCGCCGCCCACGTTTCTCCACTGTACTTTTCAAGAGAGTAAACATCTGCCTTAATCTTGTGATGGTCGCGTGGGAGGTTCCTATATCTCCACATCGTATCTAGTATAGTAATCTGACGTTTCCACCAGACATACATGATAGTGCGTTCTAACGGAGATGTAGCATAGAAGCCAAATGTCTTCCTACCAAGAATATCGGTAACAATCTGTGGTGTCTCTTTATACTTAAGATGGATATACTTTCCTTCACCATAGACTTTCTGTTCTAACTCTTGAAGGTTACGCTCATTAATCACCAAGTATTTTGGCTTGGTCATAATGGTGATAGCGCTCTGCGACCCAAGTTGATCCATATCTTCAATGATACTTACATACTCTGCTGGCAGATATGTAATAGTCATATCCTTATTTGGAATAATATAACAGTTTCCCTGCCCGATAAGCATTTCAGCAATGGCTTCGAAATGGTCTTTAATCTTCATAGTTTCTTCAAGTTCTTTTGCAACCTGAAGCATCCTTTCTTCCTTTGGATCTAACTTATTACCATGCTTTACATACACACCCTTAAATGCCTGCGAGGTAAGCGTTCCATACTTATCTACAGCACCGCCAATCTCTGGCTCCATAGTCATGAATTGTGCAAATATTGCTGGCTTTGTCATTTGATCAAACTTGGACAATTCAATCCAATTACCAGTAATTTGCTGCACAATGTTCTTCTGTGCTGCGATTTGTGTGGAACCAGAAGAAACAGATGTAATATTAGCGAATGTCGCCTTTAATCTTTTTGTTATACGTTCAAACATTGTACACGCTCCGATTCGGAGATAATTTTATCCCACGCTTCATTAATATACTCCCACACCTCGACACGCTGTTCTGGCGTTAGGTCTGGGTTATTCTTAATTATAGAATTGAAAATATCTTCCAAGTCTATAACAATATCAAACTCATCACTCAATTTAATCACCTTTAAAATGTATTTATACTTACAAAATTGTTAACAAGGTCTATAGGCTCATTTGTTGTTAAAAACCACGCAATGTTGGCCACACAGTCTGCGGCATCTTTGCTGCCATGTATTGGGTGATCACATTTCTTTTCAGACTTGTTTTCTAACTCTTCAAACTCTTTCTTAAGTTCTGCATCATATACAACCGTGCACATCTTCTGCTCCATGAGAGAGCGCAGAGTGTCATAGTCTGCCTTACGCACAATGTGCTGCTGCGTCATAACGCCCATTGTCTCTGCCATTTCAAGAATATCTGGAAACATGTAGATATCGTATATGAGTGTGCCAACTCCAAGCAGCGTGATTGCTTTCTTAACAAAGCCCTTAATCTCCTTTGGTGATATGGTGATATCACCCTCGCGCTTTCGATACTTTAGCACACCATCTATATAGATGATGCCATCTTCACCACGATATCCCACAGCAAGTCCAAAGGTATCGTTCTTCAGTGCTGGATCAATCGCCATCACACGCGGCCTAAACTTCGCTGGAGTAACAAGCGGGTTAAGAACATTTGTCATTGTCTTTAGTTCTACACCGTTGGGGAATGTCATAGACGAGTATGCGCTAGGCTTGCAGCCAAAGTTACGCCACAACTCAATCATGTTGTTGTTACATATTTTCTTACAATCCTCAAACGAGATATTCGGGTTAATTTCCCACGTGGGCTTGCACTCTGTATAGGTGGTGGTATTGTCATAGCCAACGGTCTGTGCCTCTATAGCGGCATCTGTGAGCATTCTACTGACCGTGCTAACAGACGATTTAAGCGACGAGATAACAAAGACGTGTGCATCATCGCCAAGCGTTGTGGTGGCATTGGCCATTGCTGTATAAACTTCTTGCCCACCACGGCGATTTGTGGTTTCTTCAAAGTAATCCATTTCGTCAAAGATAACAGCCTTGGCCGTTGTTCCACGCCCTGTATGCGCCCAAGAACCAAATGGCTCTATTCTAACGTTCTTTGTGGGAGAGTATATAGACTTCTTGCTGGCTTCCCACCCCATAAAGTCTTTTAAGAACGGGCAGTTATCCACATAGTTGACCATGTTTCCATAAACGCCACGCAGTGTCTGGTCTTCTGATGGGGATAAGACAGCAATCATAATGATCTGATTCTTGATAAGCCCATAGTGTTCTGCTGGATTCTCAAGGCAACATATCTCAAACATCTCATAGAGCCCTATACAAGCCATCATTGCTGTTTTACCAGAATTATGAGACATTAATCCATTACAGAGATAAGAGTGAGAATCTTTCACAAGCAGATCATACATCTGCACAGGCTCTAACTCTTTTATTTCTTTTATTTTCAAAAACCTCTGTTGTGATGATGGTTTTAAGTTTCTTGTAGATAGTGTATTACAACAATCATTAAGGACGTTGGTTTTTCTCTCTGATGTAAACCCCACAATATCCCTAAATTTAAATATATTTATTCCATTGATTTTAACGTGATATGATATATTTTTGCTGATCTCATAATCGCTTGAGAATGCATGAGGACGTTTTGTTACAACAGATGAGACAATCCCGAGTTCGAGTAATACTAACTGAACCTGTTTTGCGAGGTCAAATGAAATTGTGCTACACCCCACTTCGGGAACATTTGAATTATTACATGCCCACCCATCGCCCTCAAAATACGCACGCAGGAATGCCGCCTTCACAGATGCAGACGATTGCAGCACGCTGTATGGAATGGTCTTTGTTTTAGCACGAGCAGGTAACAACCCATATAATCTTAATTCCTTTATAACAGACACCTTATTTATTACAGAATCTATCCCACGCTTTGTTCTACGAGGCATATAACCATATTGATCACACACTAGATGATCAAAATGATTCAATGTGCACTCATCGCCGTTAGTAAATCTAAACATATCATCTTTTGTGATTGTTCCTTCAGCAATAAGATACCCCATAATCATTGCCGTTCGTTCATTGATAATGTTAGTTGTATTGTTGCAGTTTGGAACTTCTAATAGAATTTTATCATCCAGTGTTAAATCTTTGGCCATCACCCACCCGCGCTTTGTTAGCCACTTGTGTTCGGTGGAGCATCGCTGTGTAAAACCTAACTCTGTTTTTATATATACAGAATCTTTAACACCAACATCATACACTTCTATAACGGGTTTCCAGCCACTTATAGACCAGACCTCATCGCCCGGCTCTATATCTTTTAATTTTTTAATACCGCATCTTGTCGTAATAAATGACTCTCCATCGTTACACCGCTGGCCCCATGCCAATACACAGCGCTTAAAAGGCTTTGCGTCCCGTTTATACTTGTGTCTATAGAAGTTGCGGATCATCTCTTTTTGTGCAGGCCAAAGCGGTTGCTGTAGAACGTTCTCAATAAACCACACGGGGTCTGAAAGACTCCGCATGATAATCTCCATGTTCTCGAATGTCTGTAGGCTTATAGTATTGGCCGTCATTTTATCAACATCAATTTCTGCTCTTGGAGCGCCTTAATAATCTTTTCTTTGCACTCTGGGCACGATAGCGTCACCACAATGGTCGAGAAGTTCATACAGTGCCGCTTCATATCTTCTACTTCTATCATGGCCTTGGCCGCATCCTCATCCTTAAGCACCTTTGTGACCTCACCAAGAAGCCGCAGGGTCTCACGAATCTCGCGTGTTAACGTTGTAACGTTCTTAATTGTCTGCGGGTCTGTGCCACCAAAGTCCATGACATCTTCTAACAGCGAGTTAAGGTCATCTCCCATTTGAGAGAGGCGCTTGATATAAAACTCGCGGTCTTGAACCTCTACAGCCGCCTTTGGCCTTGTGCTCCAGTCTGGGCTATGCTTGTAAAGATGCTCCTCAATATCTTCACGTGT